AATGGGTGCCAGATCTGCTGAACAAGGTGATCGTCCAGGGTCGCACCTGGTCAATCGTCCCGCCGCTGAAAGAAATCAACCCCGCCGGCACACCGATTCTGTACGAATTGCAGGTGCGGTCGTGAGTCGCGCCGGCTCCGGTCAATCCGGCAGCTTTGCGTTGAGTCTCGCCGAGTTCGCGGCCCAAGCCACGGAAGCCATCGACGCCAGCCTTCGCGAGATCATTATCGAGGTCGGCAGCAGCGTCATCCGTATGTCTCCGGTGGGCAATCCAGAGATCTGGGCGCAGAACACAGTGGCGACCCAGTACAACAAGGCCGTGGACGATCACAACAGCGATCTACGCAGTGATCCCGCCAACCTGACGAAGGCGGGCCGACTCAAGCCTGGGCGCAAACTGAACGATGGGATGGATATCATCGCGCCCGAAGGCTACGTCGGTGGGCGGTTCCGGGCGAACTGGCATCTCTCAATCGATGTCGTCGAAAACGTTACGTTTGATGAGGTTGATCCGAGCGGGCAAGAAACCATCGTCGCGCTGGTTTCGGCTGTCAGCGATTTCACGGCCGGCCAGACCGCGTACCTGATCAATAACCTCCCGTATGCGATTCCCTTGGAATTTGGGCATTCGACCCAAGCACCAAGCGGGATGGTCCGCATCACAGTTGCACGCTTCCAGCAGATCGTCGATGAAGCCATCAGGAATAATCAGGTATGAGCCACAAGATCATCCGGTCCTTGCTTGAGGGACGATTGAAGACGTGGGCGGCAGCGCGTAGTCCCGTATTGCGCATTGCTTATCAAAACGTCGACTTCGCTCCAGCGGCCAACGAGACTTACCTTCGAGCATTCTTGCTACCAGCGGGCACGAACAGCAACGACCTTGCTGGAGCTCATCGGCTGTACACGGGGTTGTTTCAGATCACGATCGTGACACCCTCGGGCGGTGGAACTGGGGCAGCAGAGGGGCTGGCCGACGAACTGGCCGCGCTTTATCCGCTCAATGATCAGCTCGTCAAGACGGGCTTCGCTGTACAGGTGGCGACTCCTGTAAATCCAGGACCTGAGCAGCAAGAAAACACGGCCTTCGCGTTGCCGGTCTCATTCCAGTACCGAGCCGACACCACAACCTAATCCGCCCATTGGGCAAACCCAGAACCCGCCGTTAAGCGGGTTTTGTCATTTCTGCACAGAGGAAAACCCCATGGGCTACAAGCTCCCCAATGGTGCGACGTTTGAACACGCCGCCACCTACGCTGCCGCTCTGCCTTTCTCGGCCATCTCCAACGCCTCCGAAGCCATCTGCACCGTTGTTGGTGCCACGCTGGTCGTCGGTGACATCCTGCTCGTCACCTCTGGCTGGACCGCGCTAAACAACAAAGTTGTCCGCGTCAAGGCTGCGACCGCGACCGCAATCACCCTGGAAGCGATCGACACCACCAGCACCACGATCTACCCGGTCGGTTCGGGCGTAGGCAGCTTGAAAAAAGTGCTCACCTGGGTACAGATCCCGCAGATCACCGATGTAGCGTTCTCCGGCGGCGATCAGAACTATGCGGACATCGTCTTTCTTGAGGATCAGCAAGGCCGTCAGCTTCCGACAGACAAAGCCGCCGCCAGCCTGGTCCTGACCGTTGCCGACGACCCGACTCTACCCTATGTACCCATCGTGAGCGCTGCTGACATCGGCCAGACCTGCCAAGCCGCGCGCCTAAACCTGCCTGGCACCGACAAGCTGTACTACGGCGCCTACACCTCGTTCTCGCTGCAGCCGGCGGTTGCTCGAAGCAACATCCTGACCCGCACCGTCTCCCTGGCTCTGCAAGCCTCACCAACTCGATACCTGACGTAAGGAATCTTCATGGCAAAGTTTTCCATTGCGCCAAAACCGACGTTCACCGTCGAGGTGGCCATCCCTCAGGTGGGCGGAGCCCCAGAAATGGTGCCGTTCACGTTCAAGTACCGAGATCGCACAGCGTTGGCTGAACTGTTCGATGCCTGGAAGGCAAAAGCTGAAGCCATCGGCGAACGGTTCAAAGGCAAAGAGCCGACGCTGACGGAAGTTACCGAGGCAGAGGTTCAACAAGGGGTGGACCAGATCAAAGATCTGGTTGTTGCATGGGAGTTCGACGATGAGGTTAACGACGAATCGATCACTGCCCTCGTGAAGAGCTGCGTCGGTGTTTCTGATGCCGTCGTGAAGGCCTACAGCGAAGCCTACGGGAAAGCCCGCCTGGGAAACTGACCGACGTCGCGCGTGCGCTGTACGAGCCGACCGCTGACGCCGGGGTCCTTTCAGTGTTTGGCCTTACTTCGAAGGATGTCGATGACTCCTTCGAGGTATGGCCTGACAACTGGAAGTCGTTCCTTGTCATGGATTCGATGGGAACTCAGTGGCGTACAGGTGCGTGCGGCGCGACCGGACTCGATTACGGGGTCCTCCCGAACGTAATGCGGCTCATCGGCATACCCGCGAAGGATCGCCCGGGCGTGTTTCAGGACATTCGTGTCATGGAGTCGGAAGCCATCGCGGTAATGGCCGACGCCAACGACAACAGCCCGTAATCACGGGCACTTATTCAGGGTGAGTCGATGAACATTGCAGAGCTCGGGCTAAAGGTCGACTCGTCCGAAGCGGCCCAGGCTGCGACCGATCTCGACAAGATGGCGAAGTCCGGCGAACGCGCAGAACAATCCGCCGTCGGCCTGATGAAAGAAATGGAGGCGCTGGAGAAGTCACTGTCGAAAGGCGCGACCACCACTCAGGAACTGGCAAAGCAACGCGAAAGCCTGTCGAAGCTCACTGAGACTGGCGCTTATGGTGAAGCCGAGTTTTCCAAGGTCACTGCGCAACTCGACAAACAGCAAGCGGCGCTGGCCAAGTCGACTCTGGACGAACAGAAAGCCCTGAACAGTCTGCTTGGCGCAATTGATCCGGCCAAAGCTGCGATATCGAAGCTGGATACCCAGGTGGAGCAGTTGGGGAAACACCTCGATGCAGGCCGTATCAATCAGGATCAGTACAACTCTGCGCTGAGCAAGATCGACAAGGATTACGCCAAGCTCGAAAAAACTGCCACCGGGTTCGACAAGCTTCGTCTCGGCACTCGTCAGGCACAAGAGAACGTTGTTCAGCTCGGTAACGCCCTGTCATCCGGTGACTGGGGAAGCGGGGTGCGAGCAGTGGCTCAGTTGGGCGCCGGCGCCGGGGCCTCTGCTTCCAGTCTGCTGGCCATCCTTGGTCCTATCGCCCTGGTCACCGCCGCCATCGGTGGGTTGACCTTTGCCTATTACAAGGGCAGTGAAGAGCAGGACGCGTACAACAAGTCATTGGTGGTGACTGGTAATGCTGCTGGCGTGAGCGCTGGGCAGCTAGGAGAAATGGCACGTCAAGTTAGCGCCACTGTAGGCACAACAGGCCAAGCCGCTGAAGTGCTCGCACTGCTGGCTGGAAACTGCAAGATTGCCGGCGAGAGCTTTGCTGATATCACCCAGGCCGCCGTTTCCATGCAGGAAGCGACCGGTAAGGCCGTTAGTGAAACGGTCGCTGAGTTTTCGAAGCTTGCCGATGACCCGGTCAAAGCTTCGGCTGCGCTGAATGAGCAGTACCACTACCTGACTGCGTCGGTTTACTCGCAGATCGCTGCGTTGGAAGAACAGGGGAACCATGCCGGCGCCGTAAAGCTCGCGACAGAGCAATACGCTGACGCCATCAACGAGCGCACTCCGCGAATCCTTGAAAATCTGAGCTTCTGGGAAAAGGCCTACAACCAAGTCGCCAAAGCCGCGGACAACCTGAAAAATATTGGCCGTAGCGATATTGGCGCCGATATTGAGCAGGCTCAGCGTGATCTTTCACGGGCTCAGGCGGGCGACGTTGGTCTGTTCCAAAACAAGCAGGAGATGATCGAGTTCTACAGCAATCGCCTCAACATGCTTGAGGATCAGAAGGCTGCTGAAGCTGATATCGCAAAGTACCAAGGCGACCAGGATAAGGCCCAGCTTGCATCCCAGCAAGCAATGGTCAAGATCGATGCGCTCACTAAGTCGTCCTGGACGAATGAGCAAAAGCGCGCGGATGCACTGAAGGAATATCGCCATCAGCTCGACGATATCCGGAAAACCGATCCAAATGACAAGCGCCTTGATCAAACGGTTGTCGACAAGAACATCTCGAACATCAATGACAAGTTCAAGGACCCGAAAGGGGCTGCGGGCAGCGTTGATCTGACCAGTTTCAATAACGCCAAAAATGCGTTGGCCGAAACTCTTGCCTACTACAAAAATGCGGACAAGGAACTCGAAGCTTCTCAGCGTGCCGGGGTGATCTCGCAGACCAGTTACACCGAACAGCGGGTCAGCCTGCTGAAGCAACAAGCCGGAGAGGTTGCTCAGGGGTACCAGTCGGAAATCGACGCACTTGAGGATGCCAAGACCAAAAAGGGCGCCACTGCAGCGCAGATCATTCAGATCGATCAGAAGATCGCGGACGCCCGCAGCTCCATGGTCAAGGCGCAGCAGGAAAGCGATAGCGAACTGTCGATCATCGCGACCAACGAAGAAGGCCGGCTTCGCAAGCAAACACTGGCGGTCAACACCTACACCAGCGCTTTACAGCAGCAAGTCGAGACGCTTCGACAGCAAGGGTTGCGCGCAGCCGCCGGACTCGGCCAGGGTGATCGGCAGCGTGCGCTGACCGACCAACAAAACAGCATCGACGACAAGGCCAACGCCCAGCGCATCAATCTGGCCAACCAGTACGGTGACGGCTCGCGTGGCATGAGCCTCGACGAGTACAACGCCAAACTGAAAGCCGTCGCACAGAGTCAGCAGGATCTGCGCAATGTGGTGGTCGCCAACTATGACGACATGACCTCAGCGCAAGGTAGCTGGACTGCCGGCGCCTCGTCGGCCTGGGAGAACTACCTAGAGTCGACGCGTGACGTGGCGGGACAGACGAAAAGCCTGTTCACCAATGCCTTCAGTGCTGCGGAAGATGCCTTTGCTCAGTTTGTTACGACTGGCAAGGCATCGTTCTCGGACTTTGCCAAGTCGATCCTTGCTGACATGGCGCGCATTGCAGCACGACAGGCCAGTTCGGCGGCACTCAGCGGACTGTTCGGCCTGGCTACCTCGGCGGCCAGTTCGTACTTCGGTGGCGGTTCAGCTGCCGGGGCTTCGCAAGGCGACTACACCGGATCGGCATTCCAAAGCTGGGCGGGCGCTCAGGCCAAAGGGGGCGCTTGGTCAGGCGGGGTACAGATGTTCGCCAATGGCGGTGCTTTCTCTAACAGCGTCGTCAGTTCGCCTACAGCCTTCGGGATGGCTGGCGGAAAGACCGGAGTCATGGGCGAGGCAGGCCCCGAAGCAATCGTGCCGCTCGCCCGCGACTCGCAAGGTCGTCTCGGTGTTCGTGGCGGGAGTTCCAGCACGGTCAACGTCAGTGTGACGGTCGATGCCTCCGAAGGTGGCGGCGCCACGCCTGATCCGGCGCGTCTGGCCGAAGCCATCAAGGTCGTCTGCCGTCAGGAAATCGCAACCGCACGCCGCAACGGCGGGCAACTCGCATAAGGAGGCATCATGCTGGCATTCACATGGCGGGCAACCTATGACGCCTCCCGGACGATCACCCCGACGGTCAAGGTCATCACGTTCGGTGATGGGTATGAGCAACGGCAGGGGACTGGCATCAACCGGCAGAGGCGTAAGTACTCGCTGGTGTTCAAGCGGATCGCCTCGGAGATCGATGCTATCGACGCCTTCCTGATCGCCAGAGGCGCCATTGAAGCCTTCAACTACACGCACCCCGGTCATCCGATCGGGGTTTTTGTTTGTCGAGAGTGGACGCGCACCGACGTAGCCCGCGGCGTTGACAGCATTTCTGCAACCTTCGAGGAGGTGTTCGAATGACAGCTCTTCAAGGTCAGCTTTCGCTGGCAACAGGTCTTTCCATCTGGGAAGGCTTTGAACTGATCCTGCCTGACCAGACCATTCGTTTTCACGCCGGCACCAATGAAAACCTTGGCTCAGTTGTGTGGAAAGGGGTCCTCTACACGCCATGGCCACTCAAGGGCTCTGAATTCTCAACGCCAAGCCAGGGCTCACCGGCTCGGCCGAAGCTTCAGGTCGGCAACTTCGGCGGCACGATCTCGGCGCTCTGCCGGCAGTACGAAGACTTGCTGGGCGCCAAGCTTATGCGGCGCCGCACGCTGGTCAAGTACCTGGATGCGGTGAACTTCGCCGCCGGGAATCCGACAGCCAACCCGGCCGAGGAATACCCGGCAGAAACGTGGATTATCACGCGCAAGGCGTCGGAGAACTCGGCATCAATTGAGTTCGATCTGGGGTCGCCACTCGATCTAACTGGCGTCAAGCTGCCTCGGCGCCAAGTGATCGCCGGGACTTGTCTCTGGGCGTATCGGTCGGGGGAGTGCGGTTACGCCGGCGGCCCTGTGGCGGATTACCTGAACAACCCAACCGGTGATCCAGCAAGGGATCAATGCAGCCGCACCATGAAGGGCTGCAAGTTGCGCTTCGGTGAGTTCGCAGAGCTCCCGTTCGGTGGCTTCCCGGGTATTGCCAATGTGCCGAGGCTTTGAAAATGAGCGAACTGTTCAAGAAATGCCGGTCTGACGCCGAAGCCCATGCTCGCGCCGAGTATCCGCGCGAGTCCTGCGGTTTGGTCGTCAGTGTCCGTGGCAAACCGCAGTACGTGCCGTGCCGGAACCAGTCGGACGAGACCGACCACTTCATCCTGCACCCCGAGGACTACGCGGCTGCCGAAGACCTGGGCGACATCGTCGTGATTGTCCATTCGCACCCGGATGTCGGCCCAGAACCGAGCCTGCATGATCTTGCCAGCCATGCGGTAAGCCGAACCACCTGGTGGATCGTTGGCTTGGTCAATGGCGTGGCCACTTGGCATGAGATGCCAGCGAGCGGCGAACTGGCACTGGAAGGACGCGTCTTCGTCCATGGTGTCATCGACTGCTACACGCTGGTTCGCGATTACTATCGCCAGGTGCTTGGCATCACTCTGATGGATTTCCACCGCAAGGATGATTGGTGGAACAACGGCGAGAACCTGTACGTCGACAACTTCACCAAAGCGGGTTTCGTGCAGGTCGATACACCGGAGCAGGGCGATTTGATCGTCATGGCCATCGGCAGTCCGACTCCGTGTCATGGCGCGATCTGGCTGGACGGCGACGTGCTGCTGCATCACCTCTATGGGCGGCTGAGTTGCAAAGAGGTTTACGGTCGCGCGTACCGCGAGTGCACGACGCATATCCTCAGATACAAAGGCACACAATTTACCACGTGATGCGGCAAAGCCGCGGGGCAGCACTACATGAGAGAGATTATCGGACTGAAATCAAGGTCGTCACACCCATTGCCGGCCGCAGCTTACATTGGGCCGGCTATTTGTTTTGCTCAAAGTCCGCTATCACGTCTGCTACGTTTCCGAAAAAACGTTCGATCTCTTCTACAACGAGCGGCTGTATTTTTAGAACGTGGTCCGCATCAGCTTCGGTAGCGCCAGGCGCAAGCTTCCAATTGAATTTCACAGTATTAATAATCCCGTTTTTTACAGGGGCTATGAGCTGTGGTTGCTGGCTGTACATATTCGCGTACACGTCTTGCAGCAGTAGATTCAGAGCGTCGATTTGCGCCTGTAATCTATATTGTGATTGATCGCTCACACTGACCTCCTAGGCCATCTACTAGCGCCGAAACTGGCGCATCTCCAGTCCTTGGGCTTGCAGGCAAAGGACTGGGAAATCCGTTGCGTGGAGACAGGAGGCTACTACGGAGGATGGCGGGGCGCTACGGACGATTCATAAAGGCGAATGCTCACTCCGTGTTGCGATTCGTAGCTGGGCTAAATCCCTCGTCGGGATGACATAAGTCTTCGCAAGAATATCGCCCACTCGTTGGAATTTTTCAGACTTGGCGAGAATGAATACTGTGATAATCCCCAGGAGCACTTCTATGTGCCTGGTGATACCGCGAATGAGTGACTGAACAAAAGTTGGAGGACCGCCGGCACCATTGATCACGCATATTTGAAAGACGAATTTTCCCGGCGTTTTACCCCCCCAGACCCATTCAAAAATCAAAAAATAGAACAGATACGAGGACGCTTGAAAAAACGGTCCGAAGTAAAGGCCTACTTCGTTCAGTCCATGAAGGGCGAGAATTAACGCAGCCATGTCGAGGATGTACGCACCCACTCGCCGCATTAGAAGACCTGTTCTTGACACTTCCATATACCGCTCCAATGCCTACTATCGAAGGTTAATCAGTCTGGCTTCCCAACCCCATTCTTTGAGTTTTTAGGGGGGGTGGGCTCGACGTGTAGAGGCATAATGCTACTGTCTGCAAGCAGTGTGGCGTTACTGGGGATTCGTACAGGCGGAAAAGCCCTGCTACATTCGCCAAAACTCAACGAGGGAACGACATGAAACTGTTTTTAGGTGCTTTGGCGTTGATCGCGCTGGCGGGGTGTGTGTCGCCAAGCGATTTGCGGAATAACACCCCAACGGTGAGTGCGACCACCAAGAAAGACCCGAAGCAATACGCCTTGTGTGTGTTTCCTCAGTGGCAGGACGCGAGATCTGACGCAATGATGTCCGAAACTGAATACGGTTATCGTCTTGTAGTCGGAACGATGCAATTGACCGATGAGCTATTGGAGATCAAGAAAGCGCCATCAGGCAGTTCTGCAGTTTATTACCAGAGGTTGGCCTGGATGCCCGGCGTAGGCCGAACAGCAATTGAAGATGCGGTGAGTAATTGCCTGTAAATTTATTGATTCTTGCCAAAGCCCAGCCGCCACGCTGGGCTTTTTCGTTTAGAGGGATTTGTCTAACGCAACCGCCCTGTTAGAGTCGGCAAAACACATGGAGGCTCAGCAATGTGGAAAGCTATTACAGCCCTGGTATTTTTCGCGCTGGCGGGGTGTTCTACGAGCCCGGTGACCGAGCAGACTGCGAACCCTATCCCATCGGAAAGGGTATATGCCCCTGAATATGTAAAATCGGGCGATCTACCAGGTAAAGCAGAGGTAGTGTTTTTGCGTGACACCGGCATCTTTGGATCTGGATGTACCCATGATGTATACGTCAACAATACAAAGGTATTCGCGATCAGAAGCGGGGAGTTCATTCAGTTAAGCCTCGAGCCAGGGCCTTACTTCTTTCGTTTAGAAACTGGAAGCGGAATGTGCCCAGACATTTCTACCTCGCAAGATGCAGATCTGAAAGCAGGGTCAAAAGTTGCCTACCGGATACTTCTCCCGTCTGATGGAAGTCTGAGGCTTACCAGAATCAGGTAACAATCAATTAATCAAAAAACCGCCCATAGAGGCGGTTTTTTATTGCCTGGAGAAAGGTATGAGCGTTGCAGTCAACCGTCAGCTGATGACTATCGTAAAGCTGTCCGGAAGCTTGGCAAAAGCCTTTTGGCGCCAAAAGAGCTATCTACTTGAAAGTGGAACGACCAATGAGGTGATGAGCGCTCTGAAGCACACCGTTGAAGGTTTTGAGTCCGAGATCACTCGACTTTCTCGATTGGGCGTGCGCTTCGCCATTTTCCGTAATCGGCAAAACGTTGGGACGGACGAGTTCGGTTTAACGGGAACTGCTGAGGTCCGTATTGTCCCGATTATTTCTGGCAGCAAACGCGGAGGACTGTTTCAAACTATCGCGGGCGTTGCTCTGATGGTTGCGTCGATCTGGCTCGGACCTGTCGCATTCTCCATTGGCTTATCTTTGACGATTGGCGGTGTTTCGCAATTGCTCACGCCAGTTGCTAAGACCGCCACCCAGCAAGAACAAGCCACCACCGAAAACAAACCCAGCTACCTGTTCAACGGCGCCTTCAACTCGACGCAGCAAGGCCTTCCTGTCCCTATCGTCTATGGGCAAATGCTGGTGGGCTCCAGTGTCGTCGGCGTAGGTACGTGGGCAGAGGCGATTCCGGCATGAGCGAGCTTATTGAAGGTCGCAAGGGCGGGAAGAGCGGCGGTGGTGGCGGAGGGTCCGCAAGAACGCCTGTCGAGGCGCCGAACAGCCTGCGACCGCGTCAGCATGTCCGCACCCTGCACGCGATCAGTGAGGGTGAAATTAACGGTATCCCTTATGGCGCCATGGGGATTTTTTTCGACGATGTGCCGCTGCAAAACCCTGACGGAAGCTTCAACTTTTCCGACGTTATTCTTGATTACCGTTACGGGACGCAGTGGCAGCCCTACATGCCCATGACCGGGCTTGAGGCTGAACAGACAATAGGGCTTGAACTCAAGGCGGGAGTTTCGGCCGAGCGCGCCATCACTGACACCGATGTGGACGCGGTCCGCGTGACGGTCAGCACCCCGCAGCTGTCCACCCAAAACACCCAAAACGGGGACATGACCGGAGCGAGAGCCGATTTCCGCATTGAAGGGAAGGTTGGCAGTGGCGCCTGGTTTGCGCTGTGTGGCGACCTTGCTATCGACGGCAAGACCATGTCCCGCACGCAGTTTTCGTATTACATCCGTCTGCCAGCCTCTGGCGGCTCACCGCGTTACGTCCGGGTTACCCGGCTCACGGCCGATTCCGTCAGCTCTGCACTCCAAAGCCGTACCTTCTTCGACAGCTTGACGCTGCTGTGGGACGAAAAACTGCGTTACCCCAACACCGCCATGGTCGGCATCTCGATTGATGCACAGCAGTTTTCCAGCATCCCGCGCATGGCGTTCATGGTTCAGGGGATCAAGGTCCTGGTGCCGATCAACTACGACCCGGCCACCCGGATCTACAGCGGATCGTGGGATGGCACGTTCAAGCGCGCCTGGACGGATAACCCGGCCTGGATCTGGTACGACATGCTGACCAATACCCGTTACGGGCTGGGAGGGCTACTCGATTCGTCCCTGATCGACAAATACGCCCTGTACAGCATTTCTCAGTACTGCGACGTGCTGGTTCCGAACGGGTACGGCACCGGCGGCTATGAGCCTCGTTTTACCTGCAATATGGCCCTGACCACCCAGCAAGACGCATGGAAGCTGGTCAATGATATGGCCTCCGTGTTTCGGGCGATCTGTTTCTGGGCGGGCGGTGCGCTGACGGCTGTGCAGGATGCGCCGCGCACCAGTCGGTACCTGTT